GCAAGGGCCTGTATAACGAGGCACAGCACAACAAGAGTTCTAACGAGTATAAGCTGTTCGGTAACCTAGTTGAATTTATATCCCTTGACCAGCCTCAAAAGGTGAGAGGGCGTAAGAGGGACCTGTTATTCATTAACGAGGCCAACGAGCTTTTTTGGGAGGATTGGCAGCAGCTTATATTTCGTACTGAGGACCGAATCATCCTGGACTACAACCCCTCTGACGAGTTCCATTGGATATACGACAAGGTCATCACAAGGCCTGACGCTGCATTTTACAAGACTACATACTTAGACAATCCATTCCTGGGGGACAATATTCGTGTTGAGATAGAACGCCTCAAGGAAACTGACGAGCAGTATTGGCAGATATACGGGCTTGGAGAACGGGGTGCAAGCAGGTCGACTATATTCAAGTATCAAGAGTGCACAAGAGTCCCTGAGGAGGCCTCATTCCTGGCTTATGGTATGGACTATGGCTACTCTAACGACCCTACGGCCCTGGTCGGTGTATGGCAACAAGACACAAACCTGTATGTACAAGAGTTCCTATACAGCACGCATATGACAGCCCGTGATATAAGTAATAAGCTGGACGAGCTGCGAGTGGGTCGCAATATGATATACGCTGACTCTGCTGAGCCCAGGCTAAACGACGAGCTCAGACGTATGGGTCATAACGTACGGCCCTCTGTCAAGGGTCGGGATAGTATAAATGCTGGTATTGATCTGCTCAAGCGATATCGCATAAACCTGGTGCACGATTCTGACAACCTCATACGGGAGTTTCGCTCGTACAAGTGGAAGGAGGATAAGTCAGGCAAGCTCACTAACATTCCTGAAGACGCTAACAATCACACAATCGACGGCCTCCGTTATGCAACATACAGCATACTGAGTCGGCCTAACTTTGGCAAGTACGCATTGAAGTAGCCGTAACCTATTATTTGGTGGTTTGAAAAATATGTTTTAACTTCGTGCCGTTAATCTTTAATTCAATATTATGACAAAATCTGAAATTACTAATCGACAGAAGATACAGGCTAAGCTCCTGGATATGTTTCACGAGACAGAGGCTTTGATGAGCGAGCTGTCTGATCTGCGTTTTCAACACGGCAGAATGTTCAATGCGAAATACTCTGATGTGAATTTCCACCTTATTGATATGCAGAGAGCATTGTTAGACTGTTTAAATGAAGAGGCAAATGGCTGATTACGCATTATACAGAGACGTTATCGAACTATGCGAATATTTAGACATAGAGGATAAAGATTTCAAGCAGCAAGTCTACGATAACATAACAGATGGTCTGACTGATTTCGAATTACATACAGGTGCTGAATCCTGGCGTTTTATTAATGAAGACGAAATAGATGACATTGCCAAAGATGAGATACAAGAACTCGTTAAGGATACTTATCTTTATGATTTTGACTTTGATAAGTTGTGGTGGATAGAAATAGACTGGGAACAGACAGCTGAAAACGTCATATCAGCAGACGGGTATGGCCATCACTTCGCAACATATGACGGCAATGAATATGAATGGGAGTTCATATCTGAAATGGTAAAAGAAAATTATTATATATTTAGAACTGATTAATTATGAAAGAACATCATTATTACATTACAACAATACATACACATTACAATAATGACGGAGAAGTTACTATTGGTCTTTCAGCCTGTGATGGTGACGAGATTACACTTACTTTTCCTGGCTCGGTCCTTTACGAGGACTTGAGTTATATTATGCACAACGCTATAGTTGCTAAACACGACTCTGATTTAGAGGTTAACGACAGGACTAGGAGCGCAGTCAAACACCTGACTTCGTTCCTACCTCCTGGCAAACGTGGAAGGAAGCCAAAGAAGTAATTTAAGAGCTTTTAACAGCGTTATAGAATAGGTCCTAACATTGGGCCTATTTTTTTTTGCCCGTGTTCTAAAATAGCCATTTCTGTACGTTATATATCAAACAACAAGCCGTATGGATATTAAAGTTCAAGTCCCGAATCAGCTTAACGAGATTACCCTGGCTCAGTATCGTAAGTATTTAGAGGTCGCCAATACTAACGCAGACGACCCTAATGCAGATACCTTTGTGAGTATGAAGATGCTCGAGATATTTTGCAACGTACCTTACGACAAGACTAAGTTTCTCAAGTTCAAAGACGTAGCCCATATCGTAGGAATCCTGGCCGATATGCTCAACAGCAAGCCCGATTTAGTAAAGTCCTTTAAGATTGGAGAGACTGAGTTCGGCTTCATACCTGACTTAGAAGATATGTCATTTGGAGAGTATGTGGACCTTGATACAAGCATCGGGGATTGGGATAAAATGCACACTGCTATGGCTGTCCTTTACAGGCCTATCGTTCAAAAGTATGGAGGTAAATATAGAGTTGCTGAATATGAGCCTGAGTTATATGAGGAGGCTATGAAGCACGCACCTATGGACGCTGTTATTAGCTCCCTGGTTTTTTTTTACAATTTAGGGATAGAATTGTCGACAGCTATGATGAATTATTTGCACAAGACGGAGGAGACGGCCTTAGCTCAGAATCTACCTTTGGAAGAAAGTGGGGTTGGTATCAGTCAATTTATGCACTCGCTGGAGGAGACATTACAAGGTTTGATGATATCACCTCCCAAGGACTCCACAAGTGCCTGACAATGCTGGCTTTTGAAAAAGAGAAAACAGACTTAGAGAATATAAGAATGAAAAGTAAATTTAAACAATGAGTATCGCAGGCCCACAGGCGTTCTACAACACGCTCGACAAGATAAAGGACCAGCTCCTGGCTGACCCCAACGTCAATACAGTTACCACAGGGGACCTAACAGAAGTCGACCTAGACAAGATTTCTATATTCCCTCTATCACACATCATAGTGAATAACGCACAGCTACAAGGTAACACAATCCTTTTTAACGTATCAATCCTGGCTATGGACGTTGTATGGCAAACCAAGCAAACGACTGCTGAGGGCGATATAGACTCGACCTTTGTAGGGCACGATAACGAGCAAGATGTTCTCAACTCACAGCTGGCCGTACTTAACAAGCTCAACGAGGTCCTACGCAGAGGTCAGTTGTTTACAGACCAGTTTCAATTAGAGGGGGTGCCAAGCTGCGAGCCGTTCTATGACAGATTCGAGAACAAGCTGGCTGGCTGGACCCTGACTGCTAATATATTAGTTACAAACGATATCAGCATATGTTAGACCACCTGAAAGAGTCATTAGAGACGTTTAGAGACGTTGTAATAGCTGAAGCTAAGGCCAACCTTAAGAGGCAAGGTAAAGTTAGCTCTGGGGGCCTCTATGACGGCATAGTAGGTCAAGAGGTAGTCGTTTACCCCTCGGGTGCATTAGAGTTTGAAATTACGATGCCTCTGTATGGCTTCTTTGTAGACAAAGGAGTATCGGGTACAGAAAAAAAATATGACACTCCATACAGCTATAAGGACAAGATGCCTCCACCCAGTAAGCTCGACAAGTGGATTGTCAGAAAGGGTATAGGCCGTAAGGGTAAAGGAAAGGGTAAATTTACGTCAAGAAAGTCGCTGCAGTTCTTGATCGCTCGCAGCATATTTCGCAAGGGTTTCAAGCCATCATTATTCTTTACTAAGCCGTTTGAAAAACATTACAAGAAGCTGCCTACTGAGCTGGCTAAAGCATATGGCCTGGACGTGGCAGAGTTTATGAGATTACAATTTATACAAGCAAAACAACGAGCGTAATGCAAAAGATTAACGTAAGAAGCCCATTCTATAAGAAAACACAGGACAGCAGTTTGGCAAGTGCTACAATGGAGTTGTATATCTACACAGGTGTACTCTCAACAGACAAACCTGCTTCTCCGCAGTACACAATAACTAAAAACACAATAGACTCGAATACTTATGTGGTTTTTGAGATTAGCGAACTCGTAAGGGATTATCTTGAAATAGAATTTGATGGGGAGTATAATAGCCAAACAGTATGGGTTGTAGCTGACATAAACCAATATCCTTTAGCTGATGGAGGGGGTACTCTTATAGACACTGATAACGAAAACTATATAGCGTTCGATGGTTATGGATATTTTCACGAGGGTACAAATCCTGAGCTTTCAAGAGGGTTATTAATGTCAAACAATACTATATTCAGACTAAACGATAGCAATGTAAGAATCCCTGTATATACAGAGGATACTAATAGCGTATCATTTTTCTATCAAGGTGTTGAGAAACGAACTATCTCAATAAGCAGCTCTACAAACACAAACGCACAGATAGACTACGTTACAGTTAGTGGCTCTGATAATACCGATACTTATGAAGAACGAGTTTTAGCAGATGGTGGTACACTTGAAACATCAAGCTGTTTAACAGACTTCCTCAACCAATTAGACATAGGACTTGTAGATGAGGTTTACATAGCAACAGACGATAACGTAGAGGTAGTAAAGATATTAAGCACAGAGGAATGTAAATACGAACCCTACAAAGTAACATTTGTAAATAAGTTTGGAGCTTTGCAAGACTTGTGGTTTTTCAAGAAGTCAGTAGAATCTACCAACGTAACCTCTGAGCAGTTTAAGGCATCTATATTTGACCAATCTACTCTAAGCTACAAAACGTATAAGCA